CGTCCCGCGTGGTCCGCACCGAAGCCGACGCACAGGCCGTCCTCGATGGCGGGTGTGTCTTCTCGGTGAAGAAGGCCGAGCATGTGCGCGAATTCTTCCATGCGTTCCTGCATCACAGCGCAGGCGAGTGGGCCGGACGGCCGTTCGACCTGCTGCCCTGGCAGTGGACCGACCTCGTGCGGCCGTTGTTCGGCTGGCAACGTCCGGATGGCACACGCCGCTACCGCCGGTCCGGTGTCTGGATTCCGAAGAAGAACGGGAAGACCACGCTCGCGTCAGGGATTTGCATGTACCTGCTCGTGGCGGATGGGGAACCCGGAGCGCAAGTCTTCAGCGCGGCGAACGACCGCAATCAGGCAGGCATGATCTATCGGGACTGCGCGGCGATGGTGCGGCAGTCGCCGGACCTGTCGGCCGTCCTGGAATTGGTCGAGTCGAAGAAGATCGTGAACTACCCGTCGCAGAACGCGTACTACGAAGCGCTGTCGGCCGACGTCCCGACGAAGGAAGGGTTGAACATCAGCGGCCTCGTGGTCGATGAACTGCACGCCATCACGAATCGGGCCCAGTGGTCCACGCTCGCCTACGGTGGCGCGGCCCGTCGTCAGCCGGTCCTCCTGAGTATCAGCACCGCCGGACTCTACGCACCCGAGAGCATCGGCTGGGAACAATACCTGTACGCGAAGGGCGTCCTGGACGGCACGATTGACGACTGGTCCTTCCTGCCCGTCATCTACGAAGCCGACCCGGCGGCCGACTGGACCAGCCCGGCCGTGTGGAAGGCGGCGAACCCGTCCTTCGGCATCACGACCAAAGCCGATCACTTCAAAGAAGAGTGCCGCGAAGCCGTCGAGTCACCGGCGAAACAAAACGACTTCCTGCGCTACCGCCTCAACATCTGGGTGCAGCAGAACATTCGCGCGATCGACCTGCGCGTGTGGGACGACGCCCCGGACCACCCCATCGTGGAACCTGGACGAGCCTGGTACGGCGGCTTGGACCTGGGCGGCTCGGCCGACATGTCGGCGTGGGTGCTGGTCAGCCCGTGCCTGGACGACGACGAGGCGTTGGATGTGCGGTGCCGCTTCTGGTTGCCGGAAGACACGCTGCGCTCGAAGCATCCGAACGTCACGCTCTACCAACAGTGGGCGAAGTCCGGCCTCTTGGAAACCACGCCGGGGAACGTCACCGACGAACGCTTCATCCAAGCCGCGATTCAGGCAGACGCCGCACGCCTGCAACTCGTGGACGGCAACATCGACCGGTTGTTCCAGGGCATGCGGCTCGCGATTGAACTGGCAGAGGAAGGGATCAAGCTCATCCCGATGGGGCAGGGCTTCTTGTCGATGGCGGTGCCGACGAAGAAGTTCCTCGACCTCGTGGCCGCGCGTCGGCTGCATCACGCCGGACATCCCATCCTCCGGTGGATGGCGAACAACGTCGTGCTGCGGCGGGACTCGGCCGGGAACAGCAAGGTCGACAAAGAGAAGTCGCAGCAGAAGGTGGACGGCATCGTGGCCTGCGTCATGGCCATCGACCGGTGCGAGCGTCATGCGGCCGCCCCGCCGCCGCCAAAGTTCCAAGCCATCATCTATGGTGCCGGTCGTGGGTAGGTCCCGGTCCGGTGGCGTGGACGACCGCGCCGGTTCCCCGGCCGGTCCTGGTCCGGTCCAGGTCCAGTGCGTCATCCGTCAGCGTGGGCGGCCGAAACTGATCGAAGGCGAGGGCATGACGCTGTCGGTGTGGGTGCCGACGACGGTCTACGACCGGCTGAACGCCCTCGCCGACCAGCGGAAGCAGAGCATCAGCACCTTCACGCGAGATGTCCTGATGCTCGTCGTCGGCATCAGACCTGAGTAGTTCCCTATCAAATAATCGACGCGGCTGTGAACGCGCGTACACACTAGGCACGCCATGCGAACCCGTGCCTACTCCCTGCTTCACGTTCGCGAGGTCGATTCCGTCGCACGCACGATCACCGGAACGGCCACCACTCCTGAACCGGATCGGATGGGGGACATCATCGAACCCCTCGGCGTCACCTTCAAGAACCCGCTGCCCCTCCTGCTGTTCCACAACACCACGAAGCCGGTCGGTCGCGTGCAGTTTGCGAAGCCCTCAACCAAGGGCATCGACTTCGTGGCGACGATCCCGGCCATCGACGAACCCGGCACGCTGAAGGACCGCGTCGACGAAGCGTGGCAGTCGCTGAAGGCCGGACTCATCGCCGGGGTGTCCATCGGCTTTCGTGCGCTCGAAGAAGCGTTTATGAAGGACGGCGGGATTCACTTCCTGAAGACGGAAGTGCTCGAACTCTCCCTCGTGACGGTGCCCGCGAATGCCAGCGCCACGATTCACACGATCAAGTCTCTCGACGCCAGCCTGGACGCCGCGTCCGGCACGACCAGGAGCGTCGCCCACATCCTTCCCGGCGCTACGGGTTCACGACAGACAGGACCAGGACCCATGAAGACGCTCACCGAACAGATCACCGCCTTCGAAGCCACGCGGCAGGCGAAGGCCGCACGCATGACCGATCTGATGACGGTCGCCGGGGAGAAGGGCGAGACGCTCGACCCGACGCAGACCGAGGAGTACGACACGCTGGAGACCGAGGTGAAGAACATCGACGCGCACCTCGTCCGGCTCGCCGCGCTCGAAGCCGCGAACGTGAAGGCCGCGAAGCCGGTCGTCGCGCCGGACCCCCTCGCCGGATCGCAGTCGCGTGGGGGCGTCATCGCGATGCCGAACGCGCTGCCTCCGGGCATCGAGTTCGCGCGGTACGCGATGTGCCTGATGACCGCGAAGGGCGACGTGCACACCGCCTACGAGATCGCGAAGCAGCGGTATCCGGACCAGCCGCGCATCGCCACCATCCTGAAGGCGGCGGTCACCGCAGGCACCACGACCGACCCGACCTGGGCCGGGGCGCTCGTGCCGGAGTACCCCACGTTCGCCGGGGACTTCGTGGAGTTCCTGCGTCCGCAGACCATCATCGGCAAGTTCGGCGCGGCGGGGATTCCGTCGCTGCGGCGCGTGCCGTTCAACGTCCGCATCCTCGGGCAGACCACGGGCGGGTCCGGCTACTGGGTCGGACAGGCCGCCCCGAAGCCGGTCACGAAATTCGACTTCGCCCCGACCAAGCTCGGGTGGGCCAAGGTCGCCAACATCGCCGTGCTGTCGCAGGAACTCGTGCGCTTCTCCAACCCGTCGGCCGAGATGCTGGTCCGCGATGCGCTCGCGGCCGCGCTCATCGAACGGCTGGACACGGACTTCGTGGACCCGACGAAGGCGCTGGTGGCCGATGTCTCCCCGGCCTCGATCACGAACGGCATCAGCGCTGGCACGCCCAGCGGCACGAATGCCGCCGCGGTCCGCACCGACGTGCAGACGCTGTTCAACAGCTTCATCGCCGCGAACCTGACGCCGACCAACGGCGTCTGGATCATGGCGAACACGACCGCGCTCGCGCTCTCGCTGATGACGAACGCGCTCGGGCAGCAGGAGTTCCCCGGGATCAACATGAACGGCGGCACCTTCCAGGGTCTCCCGGTCATCGCGTCCCAGTACTGCAACCTGGGTGGGTCGCCGGACAACCTGCTCTTCATCCTCGTCAACGCGTCGGACATCTACCTGTCGGATGACGGGCAGGTGGTCATCGACGCCAGCCGCGAGGCGTCGCTCGAAATGAAGACGGACCCGACGAATTCGCCGTCGGCCGGATCGCCGGATGCCCCCGTGCCGACCACGATGGTCAGCCTGTGGCAGTCGGACGCCATCGGCCTGCGTGCGGAGCGGTTCATCAACTGGCAGCGCCGTCGGGCGGCTGCGGTTGCCTACTTGGACGGCGTCGCGTACTCGGCGTAACACCTCCGCAGGGGACCGGACGCGGAGTCCGGTCCCTTGCGCTTTGTCCTGCCGAGGCCCATGCCGACCCTGATACAGCTTCGGGCACGCCGGACGATCGTGTTGCGCACCGGCCGTGCCATCCCTGCCGGGACGGTCTTCCACACCACCGCGCTTGACGCTGCGGCCCTCACCTACCAGGACGCCGCCGAGTTTGTGCAGCCGGACCCGTCCGACGCCGAACGGTCCAAGCGGAAACGCACCTACCGTCGTCGTGACCTTCAGCCGGAGTCCTAATGGATATTCCCTTCTTCGGCCTATCGGTCGTCCGCACGAAGGCGCTGCCCACGCTCTCGCCGCTGGAAGCGCGGGGCGGCTGGTGGCCGCTACTGCGGGAGTCGTATGCCGGGGCGTGGCAGCGGAACGTCAACATCGATCTGGTGTCCGTGGCGGCGAACCCCACGGTGTTTGCGTGCGTGACGCTCATCTCTGCCGACGTCGGGAAGATGGGCCTGCGGCTGGTGCAGAAGAACGCGAACAACATCTGGACGGAAACGGAGAACCCGTCGTTCTCGCCGGTCCTCCGGAAGCCGAACCGCTACCAGACCCGGATCAAGTTCGTGGAACAGTGGCTCACCTCGAAGCTGCTATGGGGGAACACCTACGTCCTGAAGCAGCGAGACAACCGCAACGTCGTGACGGCGCTCTACATCCTGGACCCGCAGCGCGTCACCGTCCTGGTCGCCCCCGATGGGTCGGTCTACTACCAGTTGTCGACGGACCTGTTGGCGAACGTGCCGCAAGGCAGCGTGACGGTGCCTGCCCGCGACATCATTCACGAGACGATGTACGCGTTGTATCACCCGCTCGTGGGCCTCTCGCCCATCTACGCCTGTGGCCTCGCGGCGTATCAGGCGGTGAAGATCCAGGAGAACTCGACGCAGTTCTTTGCGAACGGCAGCAAGCCCGGCGGCGTCTTGACGGCCCCCGGAGCCATCAGCCAACCTGCCGCAGACCGGCTGAAGACGTACTGGGACGCGAACTTCTCCGGGGAGAACGCCGGGAAGATTGCGGTCCTCGGCGATGGCCTGAAGTACGAGAAGATGAGCGTCGATCCGAAGGACGCGGAACTGATCGGGCAGTTGCGGTGGACGGACGAGAAGATTTGCTCGTGCTACCACGTGCCGCCGTACATGGTGGGCGTCGGTCCGGCTCCGACCTACAACAACATTCAGGCACTCTCGACGCAGTACTTCACGCAGTGTTTGCAGACGCTCGTGGAGTCCTTCGAACTGTCCCTCGATGAAGGGTTGGAACTGCCGAAGCCCTACGGCACGGAGTTCAACACCGCCGACCTGCTGCGCATGGACTCGGCGACCATGATCGATTACATCTCGAAGGGCATTGGCTGCGGCGTGATGAAGCCGAACGAGGGACGGCTGCTGTTGAACGCCGACCCCGTGGAAGGTGGCGACACGCCGTACCTGCAACAGCAGAACTACTCGCTCGCCGCGTTGAACAAGCGCGACACGCAGGACCCGGTCCCGGCGTCCACGCCCACGCCCACTCCCACGCCCACGCCCCCGGATGAGCCGGACGACGACCCGCCTGAACCGGACGACACGACCGAGCGTTTCCAGGCGGCGTTGCTGGCGAAAGTGCAGAGGTTCACCCATGCCGCTTGACCCCGAACAGATGGCCGAGATCGTGGCGTCCGCGATTCAGGCGGCGATGACGCCGGTGCTGGCGCGGCTGGCGGTGCTGGAAGCACGGCCGGTCATGCACGGTCGTGACGGCCTGCCGGGGCGGGACGGCCTGACCGTGGTTGGACGCGACGGCACGGACGGACAGGACGGCACCCCCGGCCCGATGGGGCCAGCCGGACCGGTCGGCCCTGCCGGACAGGACGGCCAGCCGGGACCAGTTGGACCAGCCGGACCAGCCGGACCTCCAGGCACGGCCGGCGAATCCGGACCGGCCGGACCTGCCGGACGCGACGGCCTGACGGTGCCGGGTCCAGAAGGACCGCCAGGACCGCCAGGACCGTCCGGAGAACGCGGAGAACGCGGGGCCGATGGTTTACCAGGACCGGAGGGGAAGTCGCTTCCTGGACCGGCTGGCGAGCCTGGACCGTCCGGACCAGCCGGACCGCCGGGACCGGTCGGTGAACGCGGCCTGCCTGGACTTGACGGCAAGTCTATCGAGGGGCCCGTTGGACCGGCCGGACCGGTGGGCGAACGCGGCCTGCCTGGACAGGACGGCCGCGACGGACTGGCAGGCAAGGACGGGAAGGACGGCGTGCACGGACGCGACGGCCTGGACGGGAAGGACGGACGCGACGGCAGCAACGGCACGCTGGACAACCTGAAGGTCGTGCAGAGTGAAGACCACCGCATCGTCACCCTGTGCTTCAAAGACAGCGGCGCGCCGGTGGACGGCGGCGTGTTGCGCTTCCCAGTGGTGCTTGATCGCGGCGTCTTCAAGAGCGAGACGCCCTACGTCGCCGGCGACGGCGTTACCTGGGGCGGGTCGTGGTGGATTGCGCAAGCCGACACGACGGGACAGAAGCCGGGAGACGGCGCGACCGCATGGCGGCTCGCGGTAAAAGCCGGACGCGACGGCAAACCCGGACGCGACGGCACGGCCGGACCGGAAGGCAAGCAAGGCCCTGCGGGTCGTGACCTCACGCAGATGGATGACAAGGGGCGGAAGTGGTAAGACACGCCACGCAGCCTGTCTCGACGCTGCCGGTTCCGGCGCTGTGTCCGGGTGGCACAGTGGTGTGTCTCGGCGGC